AACATCCAAGTGTTAGCAACAGCACGAGCACCGCTAATAATAGCACGTGGATAGGAAGGACCTAAACCAACAGCACCAAAGGCAGCGTTAGTAAAGTCATTCAAAGCCTTACCCATACGGCTAGGGTTGATACCCAAAGCATTCTGCATGTAGTCATCAGCAAGACGAATTGCTTGGTCTTGTTTAGCAACCACTTCAGGGTGACGAATCACTTCGTTAACATCCTTAGCAGCTTCAGCCAGATGACTCCAGTTGTAGGCGCTTTCAGCGTAACGAAGCTGGTTCTCAAAGAATGCACGGGCATTGTCTTCTGTAGATTCCCAGAACTTACGACCTTCCATACCAAAGACACCCTTCTTCTGCATGGTGTGCTTTTGCATACCAAGGTAGTTAGAGGGATCATCCTTAGCCACTTCTTTGAGCGTGTTAACAAACTCAGCAATGTGGGGATTGTTTTCACCAAGAGTGGCAAGCACGTCTTGGAAAGCTTCATGGGGAGTGCCCTTAGCAGAACGAGAAGTCTTTGACATGTCTTGCAAAGGACCAAACGACAGAGTAGCGTCTTTCTCTAACACCTTCTTTTCAATAGCTGTTAGGCTACGAGGACCGAGGGTTTTAGAATCAGCACCAATAACACCAACAACTTCCTGCTTACCGTCAATCATCTTGTAGACAACCTTACGGAAGTCACCAGTCATAGACATAGCAGAATAGGCCTCACGACCTGTAATTGGTTTCTTACCTGTGGCTTCACGAGCAGCGTTGATTTTACCCAACACGTCGTTCATCATGGTTTGATGTTGTGTGATGAAGTTTTTCAGGTTGTCAGACAAACTATACTTAGCCATCATCTCAGGGGTAATTGTTTTCTGGTTCAAGTCAGCAAGGTTCAAAAGCTCAAAAGCTTCTGTACGTTCTGCTTTAGACAGGTCACGCAAAGAACCTAAGTAGTTTGTGTGCAGCTTCTCAAACACCTCAGCTTTAGCCAAGCCGTCAGCTTTCAGGAAACGATCCACAGTGAAATGAACCACTGGGTTGTTAACCTTAGCCTTTAGAAATGCTCCGCCCTTTGTGAGGGCGTTAACAGCCTTCTGTACGCTGTTTTGAGCCACGTCAGGGGCCTTTAAAGCCAAATCAATAGCAGCCTCAGGGGTCTCAATCATAGCGTTGCCAATCGACTTTAAACGATCGCCAATACCTGGGACATTGAGCATGGGAGACTTGCCAAAATTAGCACCCAAACCAGCTATTTTAAAAGCTTCTGGGTCAAAGTTGGCATGGAGTTTAGTCTCGCCAGGAAACATCTCTTGCATACGCATACGTTCCTGCATCTCAGGAGTAATGCCCAGCTTCTTGCCAGCTTTAGTAAATTTAGTTTTCTCTGCTGGAGTCATCTCAGCAAGAGTTTTATGGCTTGCTTGTACAGGCACTTCGTGAGCACCGAACAAGTCCATTTGACCATGAGCTGGATGCTCAAGGTATTGTTTGTAGGCTTCTGTAATGTTCTCAGGCATTACGAAAGCAGTACCAGGTTCTTTAGCTAAGTTATCAAGAGTTTCAATAAACTCAGCCTTAGACAAAGGACGCACTTGACCATTCTCTTGTGCAAACACTTCCTCGTAAGGACGGTACATGTTAGCATGGGGTTCAAACACACCAGCTTGTGCACCCTGTTGAGAGCGTTGTGCCAACTCAGAATCACGTTGTGCTTGTTCCACAGCACGAGCTGCCTCTGCCTCTTTAGCGGCTTCTGCAGCACCCGTAGGAGCATTCTCACGATTGCGATAGCGTTCTGCATTAATGTCCAAGGCAGCGTTCTTACGAGCTTCTTGTTCAAAGGCAGCATTACGAGCATCAACAGCATCTTGAGCTTTCCATGCACGGCTAGATGACTCAAACTCAGGGAGTTGTTCTGCCATCTGTGTCATTGGATTGAACTCTTCTGCTTTAGCAAAAGGTTCTGCGCCCAAGTCACGTGCCATGCTTTCCATTGGAGACAACACAGGTTGTTTAGCAACTGGTGCTGGAGCAGGAGCTTTCAGCTCTTCCTTCATAGCAGCAACACCAGTTTTAGGTTGCTCAACAGGCTTTGGAGCTTCCACAGGTTTAGGAACTTCCAGACGAGTACGGGACAAGTTCTTACCAACAGCACCAACCAGTGGAGCCAAGGTGTTAGCATAAGGCAAACCTTGTACTGCAGTGGCAGCAGGCAACACATAGCGGTTGATTGCTTCACCAACATTACCAGTCATTTCCTGACCAGCCTCTGTACGAGGTTGGAAAGTCATGGCTTCCATGTTCTTAGCATACAGGTCTTCAAAGCTATCAGTAGCACCGTTAGCTTTCTGCATTGCTGCAGGAATCCAACCAAGAGCACCACCAAGAGCACCAGTACCCAAGCTTAACAAGGTTTCACCTGTACCAGTTAAACCCTCCCTCTGCTTATTAACCGCACCCTGTACTTCAGCAAGGGTTTGTTCTTTAACAGAAGGAGTTTGTGATTTAGTCAGACGACCACGCAACTCTTGCAAGATTTCGTCATCTGAATAGCCATCGGCTTTGGCATCGGCTAAACGGAATCCTACACGTCGTGCAGCTTCTGCATTAACTTCCTGAATTGAATACCCGTCTTTCAGAGCTGCGTCGATGTCCATAAATTTCCTTAATAAGAACCAATAGGTTTACGTGGGCTGCCTGCTGGGGCAGGAGCTGCTGGAGTTGTGGGAATAATCCCAGCATCCAACGGAACGCCCAAACCTTGTAAGAGTTTTAATTGTTGTGCTGCACGAGCATCACCAGCAGCAGACTTAGCATTTAAGTCCTGTGCAGTTGCTTGTTGAGCAAGAGCCGTTAAACGAGTGTACTCAGAATCATCACCAGCGCGACGAGCTTTTTCAGCATGGTTGGTATAGACAACAGCTTGAGCTTGGTAGTTCTTAGCACCTGACAAGTCTTGTGACAAGGACTTATCTGCGGCAGCACGGTCTTTAGCAATCTGTGCACGAGAGTCAGCAGCGTAGCGTTGAGCATTAGCACTTGTATCAGCAGAGTAGCGATGACTTTCTGCATTGACGTTAGCCACATCCATCTTAGAACGGTAATCTTTGTTCTGAGTAATGGACCACTCATGCTTGGCTTTAAGTTCTTTTAGCATGGCGTCTGGATCCATACTAAACAAATGCTTTCGGTCAGCGTCATCCAAAGGAATACCCGCTTGTGCAAACAGTTGGTCAGCAGCCGCATAACGAGCAGGACCACTAACTTGTGACAAGACAGGAATTGCTTTACCTAAGATTTCATCACGGTAAGCTTCTTTTTCCTGTTTAGCTTTAAGCTCACCCGAAGCAAGTTCTTGTTGTTTAGCTTGCAGAGCTAAAGGATTCATCAGCTTAGCTTGGTCGGTTTCCATGAGAATTTTATCCATCTGAGCTTGACGCATTGCTTGCTCAGACTTGGCAGCATTTGCTTCATTCCCCATTTGGACACCTGCAAGGATTGAACCCCCTGCAGGACCGAGTTGATTAAACATTGTTGATAAGTCAGCCATATTAGCCCTTCTGTGTAGCAGTAAGTGCCGCCAAAGTCAGTGGAGTATTCATCATACCATATTGGTTACCCATTGCGGTATTAGCCAAAGCATTTTGACCTGTTTGCATGTTAGCCAAAGCGTTTGTGCGATAGGTAGCAATTTTACCTGCAAAATCATTAGCACGAACACCATACTGACTATTACGACCAGCAGCAGCATCCTTACGATCCATCTCTTGCTTGAGCAAGTTGTACTCAGGAGAACCAGGAGCATACGTGTTCAAGATATCTTGACGGTTTTGATTGTACATAGCTTCTTGTTTGTCTGCCATTTTGTTCTTGGCATACATATCATACAAGCTACCACCAACGTACATGGCTTGAATTGGGTTTTTACCAGCCCAGTTTGCTGCAGCACCTGCGGCATCACCGAAGTTACCTGCACCCATAGATGCTAAGAAGCCTTGAGGAGCTGTGTAACCTGTAGCGGGGTTAAAACCACCACCAACGTCGATGTTGTCAGGAGCATATGGGTTTGTTGGAACTGTAGCAGGAGCTGTAGTACCTGTGCCCATATCATAGCCATAGTTACCTTCACCGCCTGTAGTACCGTAGGAAGGAACATTACTACCTTGTGCTACAGTTGTTGGAGTAAAAGCGGGGGTTGTAGGTGCAGGACCTGTTCCACCCAATGTACCAGGACTTGATCCTGCTCCGCCTAAATCGGCGCCGTTTTGATAATCAACCGCAGAAGAACCAGCACCTGAGTTGAACATCTCACCAAGAGAACCATAGTTGCGCATGTTGCCATTAGCACCACCAGCAATACCACTACCCAACAAGGCTAGATTGCCAAAATCAGAATTAAGTTTTTCTTTAGCGCCATCACTAACTAGTCGTGACGTTACAATGCTAGAACCTGGAAGAAAGTAGTTACCAACTGGTACTGCTGCTGCTTCAACCGTGTCACGGAAATTTGTCCACCATCCCATAATATATTCCTTAAAGTTATGCGTGTACTCGATCCATTGTCACAATAAGTGATGGAGTTGCTGGACGAGTGGGGCTTGTTTGTGTGCCCGTTGCTTGAATTGAAATGTTTGTTGTGGTTGTTGTCCACATAAGTTCAACATAATCAGAAGCAGAAAGTTGAATAAAAAAGTTCCATGCTGGTAATGTTTGACCGTTTTCAGAACCATGTTTACTTGGAACACATAGCATTGAGTTTGTAGATGCTACATCTGTTCCGTTTTTACGTAACCAAATACTAATATCATGTATAGAAGAATCGGTACTAACAAACTGTGCACTAAACTGAACGTTATACAAGCCCGCACTAGCGGCAGTAAATCTAGAACTGCTTGCTACAGAACAACCATTGGAGTAGTCTGTAGTATCCACAGTCATTGCATAAGCAGTGTTGGCAGCAGCGGCTGTTTGTGTAGCTGTACTGTGCCAAGCACCATATTTAATGTCGTTAGCCACTAACGTAGCATATTCAGCAGCAGTAAGATGGTAATACTGACCTGACGTACCGCCTTGTAAACCAGTTAGTAAACTATGGTTTTTGTTTTGTAAGTCAGCAATACTACTACCAGCTTTATTTACCTGAGACCATGATACAGCTCCTGTGGTTGACAAGAGCGTGTATAATTGGTTATACCACGATACCCATGCAAAGTCACCGTTATCGGCTCGTGTGGGTGGTGGTGGAAGGCCAACTGCCATCAATTACCTCCTTTGTTAATATCCACTTCAATGGCTTCTAAACGAAGCAAGTGAGGAAGAGCATATGTCAGTTTAATGGCACGTCGACGGAATTGACCCATTCTAAAGATAGCAGGAAGGTCTCCGTTAAATACCAAAGGTTGAGCAGTTGACCATGTCTTATAATCGTCATCTGACCAAGAGATATTCACTGTGCTGTCTACATAGGTATCGTCAGGGACGTCACCAACCAGAGTTAAACGGTGCATAAACTTACGGTTCATGTTGTCAAAATCTAGTTTAGCAGAGATGGCTGTACAGGTAATAGCAGTTCCTGCATCAGTGTACTTCATCTCATCCATTTGATAAACCTTACCATTAGACTTATCTAGAATGTAAGCACTACCATCAGGACCATCTGTTCCGTAGTTACCCGTAAAGATACTAGCACTGGTTGCCCATTCATGCCACATATCTGTTGAGAAGCTGTATACCAATGTGCGAGAACTTAAACAGATGACATAACATTTCTGTCCAGAGACCCGTACACAGAAGCTAGTGGCATTCTTTAGTGTGCTACCTTCACCTAACAAGGCAGATTTAATAGCAGGAATACCAATTTCTTTTTCTTTAAAACCGTCAATGGTCCAGACTGTGTGACCACCGTTAACAGTTTCACCAATAAAGATTACTTCTTTTTCTGTTTGAACGACGGAGGCAGGTGCGACTGTACCAAACTGTTGTACCGCGCTAGCATGTCTAGCCAACGGAGACCCTGTAGCGTTAGCTGCATCATAAAAGTATTCAACTGAGCTTGATCCAATGGCATAGATATAGTTGTTGTTTTTTGATAAAGCTACAATCTTGTCAGGATACATCTCAGCAGAGATGAAGTCTCCAGAAGTCCATAGTAAGGCATCATCAAGATTGCTGTTGTAAATGTCTTGTGTAGACGCTTTTGCTACAAACAAATAGCCATCTAGAAAGACTGGATGGGGAATGTGTGGAGTAGGAAAATCGGCGTCTGTGATCTGTGTATAAGTACTAGGGGTGCTAAACACATAACCGTTAGTACCATCAAGTAGTACTAATGTAACAGTTCCTGTAGAACTAACAAACTCTGTAAAACCCACCTGACCGGTTGAGGTTGATAAAGTCAGTACCAATGTTCCGTTGGAGTATACCTTATTACCACTTACATTCATTAAGTAAGAAGTGCCACTAACAATCCAGTTATAGATACCTCGTCCCACAGCATTGTTGGTGGTGAATGAGGTAGTCATACCAGGACGGCTTTTAATATAATATTTCTTTTGGTCACCAATGGGACTCTGTACAACTTCCGTCATCATGTTGATTAAACGAAAGTCTTTACTACCAGAGGTGTCACGTTGTTGTGGGTTAGCAATAAAGTTAACCCGCTTAGTTTCATAAGTCTGTACGACGGGTGTTTTACTGTAAGCCATTATCGTCCAATGTAATCAGGTTGGAAGAACAAAGAACCTTCTTCCTGACCAAACGATAGTGCAGTTTGATGGAAGCGTTCTGCTTGTTGTGTAAGCAACTGACGATCTTGCAAAGGAACACCGTATTCAGGAGCAAGGCGGTCAGCCAAACCAAAGATGATTGCTTCTGTCCAGTAAGGAGGAAAGTCAATGTCATCTGAGGAGCTAGTCATGTCCTCAAAGGGACGTTGATAGCGAAGAATAATTGAGGTTGTACTGTCTGCTGGCTTAGGCCACAGGTTAATTGTACCCAACTGCATTTGTGGCTGGTAATACAAGTTAACAGGAGTGCCTGACGAATAGTTTAACGGCAGCAGATTGTAGTTGTAATCTGAGTAAATGTTCAAAGGAACATTAGAAGATGTTGAGTCACTGCGCCATGCTTGTGTGACTTTTAAGGGCATTGCAGTGTTAAGTGCTTGGCTGTTGCCAATTTGGTAAGCAGCTTGACCAGCAATGGTAGTGAAGGTATAACTCTTCATTGCCCATACAGGCATACCATCCGCTTGGAAACCCTTAATCATTGCGTTAAGGGCTTCTGCTGCTTCTGTCACTTGTGACGCTGTAGGAGTGCTTCCACCAGACAATACAGCAAGCTTGCGAAGAGCAGCACTGATAATGGCATCACGTTGAAGCTTCCATGTAGTTGTTCCAGAAGTAGACATTTATTTCCTTACGCTTTGTGATATTCGGCTTCTGTCAAGATGCCTGGTTTGTATTTGCCTTCAGGCTTAAAGATAGTGAGTTCTTGCTGGCGCATTTCCGGAGCAAAGCTAATGTGCATCCAACGACCAAACTCGTGAATCATCTGGTCAAACTTAAGACCTGAATCCTTCACCATCTTGCACAGCTCGTAGGGAGTGTGCTTAGAGGAGCTAACATCAATTGCCCAGCCATCCATGTGGCTAGAAACCTTGCTACCACCAACAGCAACGTTTACTTCAGGCAAACGCAGCCAAGAGTTAATACGCAAAGCACCAGACAACTCACGAACCTTTTCCAACTGAGAAGCTGAATGTTTCATGTTCTCCAACTGGAGGGTAGAAGGTTGGTTGCTAATACCCAAACGGACAGCCGTTTCAGAGTAGGTTGCTTCGTCTAGGGTGAAGTGTTCGCTTAAATTCATTTTTTACCTTTCATGGCGTCTGTTTTGTCTTTACTACCTTGGCTAGAACCAAAGAAGTAGCTAAGTACTTGTCCTGCGGCGCTAGTAATAAAACCCAACGCGTAGATGATAATGTTTTCTTGACTATCTGGAATATTGATAAACAGTAAGACACCAATCAATAAAAAACAAAGACCAACAGTGCCCAAAGCAAGGATAGGTACAACGAGTTTTTCAAGCCAATGTGCGTCAGGACTGGTTGCAATAGCCAAATGAGCTTTACGAGCGGAGTCACGATCTTGTACTTCAAGTTCAAATTGTTTTAAATCCAGCTCAGCAAGTTTTAAAGCATCTTCAGGATTGTTTGTTAGATGTTGTGTAACTGCTTCCACAGTGTCTTCCACCCCTAATTTTTCTGCCATAGCTTTAACAGCCATACCACCTAAGGGACCCGCAACTACTGTAGCAAGAGCTGGGGCAGCTCCTTTAAGTAGGTTTAAAAGTTCATTCATTATTTCGCCCTGTAACACATATCAACCGCATCCTTTACAATGATGTAGAGGTACAGCTCAAATGGAAGTATAATAAAAAATAGCAGAGTTAGCAATATAAGGAAGCTTACAAATGCGGTCTCGCTAGAAGAATTGCTAGTATTAGTCCCCATGTTTCCATCACTATTATTGCCATTACGACTACCCATGCTACTCGTTGTCTTAGTTTGTTTATTAGACGGTCTTGACGTTGCCATGCCTCTTTCCGTTTTCTAAGATTTGCTAAATGAGTAGCTTCTTGTTTTTCTTGAACCAGCCCGTACATATCAACCACGTCTGTATACAGAGCACCAAGCTCTGGAGGGCTTTGATAAATCATCACCTCTCTAATTTCTTTCTGTAGCTTTTCCATTTCTTTTAAAGCTACAACATGGTCTAAAGACATATCAAGAAGCTCATCAGGATGAATCTCTTGTGTATCAATACGTTCTTGTTGTTCTTTGATCTTCTTGTCTAGGGCAATCATGCCCTTAAAGAAAATCTTTAAATTCTTAATTAAGTTTTGCTTAATTGACTGTTCGTCTTTGTCTTCTTTAGAAGAGGCCCCCTGCGGTGCGCCACGGTCATCCGATTTCTTTATATCAGGGAGCGTAGGCGGAGGGGGATTTTCTTTTGGAAACAGTTTAGATTTAAGAAATGACCAGATGCCTGTAGACACTTGGTTAACTTCTTTAGCTATACCCTTAACTTCGTCAAAGGTTTTCTTAGCTTTAAGGACCGTTCCTTTATACTCTTTGTACAATTCACACCCTTGCTGAATTGCAGCAACAGCAGCATTCATTCCGGCAAGAATTGTTAAAGGCATATTAGCGTCCGTGTGTTATGAAGGTAAACACCATCCCACCCATGCCTGTAAGCAATACACCACAAGCAGTGATGAGGATGCTTTCAAGACGTTTAAGGCGGGCATTGATAATTTCATAGCGGAGTGCACAAATCTCTTCGTGAGAGGAGATACGAGCTTCTGTTGCGTCTACTGTGGTCATGCGTTAGTAGGAGAAAGAGATGAAAGTGGTTTAATTGTTTGATCTGTAGGGTCATACCAAAACAAATCTTGAACAATGTCATCCGCACAGTCAACCCAAAACAAGTCTTCTGCGACTGCAAAAATGTTTGCGTCTTGCTCTACTTGAGCAACGCGATAGCCTGTTTCACGAGGCTCGATTGTTGAGATAAGTGCTTTCATGTTCATCACCATTCAAAAATAACAACACCACCAGCTCCAGCCGCAGCAGAACCCCCGCTAGAGTAACCAGCAGCTCCACCGCCACCTCCACCATAATTTTTACCAGCAACTCCAAGACCTCCGTTGATGTTGCCTCTACCACCTCCGCCTAAAATAGAAGCTCCGCCTGTACCGCCAAAATTAGGACTACCTCCCACATTACTCATAGCAGAGAGTGACTTGGCCCACTAAACCCAGCACGTTTGCTGAAGGCACACATTAAGAAAGATTATTTATGGCACTTACACAAGTACCTTCGGTGATGATTGATCGCCCGTTGGTTACCATTGCGTCAGCATCTACGGTAAACATTGGTGCAGCAGCATCTGATAACATTAGTGTCACTGGCACAACTACAATTACTGCATTTGACTCTATTGCGGCAGGAGCTGTTCGTACAGTGACCTTTGCTGGTGCATTGACACTCACACACAATGCAACAACTCTCATTCTTCCTGGGTCTGCTAACATCACCACAGCAGCAGGAGATGTAGCAACCTTTATTTCTCTAGGTAGTGGTAACTGGCGTTGTGTTACGTACACAAAAGCAAGCGGTCAAGCGGTTGTTTCTCCTCCTCCTCCTTCTGATCCTACAACAGCACAAGTGTTGACGGCAACTGCTGGTGCTACGGCTCTAGCGGTCGGAACGTATGTATTTGCCCTTTCTTATGCAGGCGCAAAAGCAAACAATACGAACTATGCAGGAAGCAGTTTATATACTGTTGGCTTGGCAAGTACAAGTAATTCAAGTGATCCCACTGTTTCTGAGGGAGTAGGTTCTACGTTAGCGGGTACGTGGAAATGTATGAGCATCTTTAAAGCTGCTTACTACAACCAAGGCGTAACTTTGTTTTTGAGGGTTGCATAATGAATATTTTAGAAGTCAGAAACTCATGTTTCTCTAACGCCGAGCAGACTTCCATTGAGTGTGAGGTCTTGTTTGCGGAGTTTTCACCAGAGTGGTTACCGTTTGGTGCAACGGTGAATGACCCAGAAGCACATGGTAGAGAAGTATTTTCTCGCTGTATGTCTGGAGAGTTTGGTGCAGTTGGCGCGTACACCCCCCCAACTGAGGAAGCCATTGCCGAGCAGGCTCGTGCTAAACGTAATTCACTTTTGTCTGCCTCAGACTGGACTCAACTCCCCGATGTGCCGCAAGCCACCAAGGATTTGTGGGCGGCATATCGTCAGGCACTGCGAGACGTAACCAGTCAAGCCGGTTTTCCTGCATCCATTGCTTGGCCCACACCCCCAACAGCTTGAGAAAGTTAAACGATGGACAGCCAATCCCTATTTAACATAGCCGTCAGTTGCGCCGGTGGTCTTGCGCTCTGGGTGTTGAACAGCATGACGCGACAAATACAGAAGCAGGATGACAAGATCACGCTTTTGGAGGAGCGCCTTGCAAATGTTAGAGACACCCTGCCCCACGACTATGTGCAGAAGGACGACTACCGTGCCGACATGCGTGACGTGAAAGATCTGCTCAAGCAGATCTTCGACAAGCTGGACGGCAAAGCCGACAAGTGATGTGGGCCCAGAGTACCTCATCGCTTTGCAGGCGCTTCGAGGTGCTTGGGCGGGCATTCAATACTGCTGTGACGCGCTCAATGGCGGGGCTGTTGAAATCCGTCAGGCAAAGAAAACAATCGAGGGCGGTGTTGCAAGTGCCAAGGCCATCTACAAAGAGGTCACGGGTATTTGGGACTGGGTTAAATCCTTACTCGGCTCCCCTGCGAAAAGCAATGGAGGCACTGGTACAGAGCAGCCTGCACCCACACCCATCAAAGAAGCGTCCGTCGAGAAAACAGCTAAGAAAACAAAACGCAAGTCAGACCCAGAGTACCTCGACGAAGACGCCGTTGTTCAGCAGTTCATTGAAGACCTCGGCGTTTGGTTTGATGCCTACCATGAGCTCAAAGCGATAGCAGACAAAGCGTATGTAGAGATTTTCAGCAAAGACGTTGTAGATCAGAAAGAGGTTTTAAAGCTCACGCAGTTGCAGGTAGAACTTGACAAGGCCTACCCAGACTTGATGAGCCAAATGACGACAAGAGCGCCGTGGCAGCTCGGGCCGATATGGTCTAGGTTCAACGAGATGCAGGACAAGGTAGCAGCGAAACAGGAGGCCCGTAGAGTACAAGAGAAAAGACAAAGAGCCAAGCGCGCAGCCGATGAGGCGCAGCGGCGCAGTGACGAGATCGACCGCAACATGACTTGGTTCTGGTCACTGACACTGGTGTTTTACTTTTGGGTGCTGATGGGGACTGTATGGGTAAGCGCGAATCAAATGCCTTGATCTTTTTGCTGTGCCTCATCATCGGCGTGCTGTTTGCGTTGCTCTTCTTGGCACTGCTGGAGGCTGGCAAGTACAAGGGCAGGTTGGATCACAGCACGCGTGAGAACGACAGGGCGGCGATCGCATTGCGCGAGAGCCGTGAGAAGTTGGAGAAGTTATTGAAAGCCGTTAAATCAACAGAGAAAGGGACTGAGTAATGGGTACGTTTAAAGAGATTTTGATCGCATGGATCAACCGACCGCAACCAACGGAGGAAGAGGTCGAGGTCAACACGTGGGCCTTCGTCGTGAAGGCCATCACGGTTATGGTGCTCGGCATTGGCTTTGGCGTGCTGTGGCTCATCGGCTTTGAAAAGCAAGACATGGATCTCGCACCGATCGACGCCATCTTCTTGGAGATTCTCAAGGCCATCGCCTTTATGGGCGTAGGTGCAATGGGTGCGATCTCTGGGCGCAAGGGCGGCGGCGCTAAACCAAAGGCTGAAGATGGACAAGCTACTTGATATTCTCAAGGGCGCGGCTCCTGCTCTTGCTACTGCTGTCGCTGGCCCTCTGGGTGGTGCAGCGATCAATGCGATCGCCGGTAAGCTGGGCGTCGAGTCGTCGGTCGCAGCAGTGACCGCTGCGCTCGAGGGCAACCCCGACCTAGCTATCAAGCTCAAAGAGATCGACCTCAAAGAGCTCGAGCTGCACAACGCCAACACCGACAGCGCGCGCAAGATGAACGCCGAGATCCAGCTCTCGGCCAGTGCTTCGTGGCTGGCGAAGAACACGGCCTACACCTTGGACATCGTCATCGTGTCGGCCACGATCTTCTTGGCTTGGTTCGCCTTCATGAAGGGCGTGCCTGAGCAAAACAAGGAACTCGTCTACATGGCGCTGGGCTCGCTCATCACCATGAGCGGTACCGTGCTTAACTTCCACCGCGGGTCAAGCCAAGGCTCAAAGGACAAGGCGTCCGAAATAGATAAACTGAAAGGTAAATGATGACAACGCAACTGACTCCCCACTTCTCACTTGAAGAGCTGACTGTCACGACTCACCGCGAGTTCGACAACACCCCAACAACGCACGAGAAGTGCGTCGTCGACGGCGTACCAACAACGGTTAACGCCTACGAAAACCTGCCACGCTTGGCCAACTTCCTCGAGCAACTCAAGGCGCTCTTGGGCGGCAAGCCGATCATTGTGTTGAGCGGCTTTCGCTCACGTGACGTGAACTCGTCGTGCGGTTCTAAAGACACCAGCGACCACCGCCGTGGTTGCGCCGCTGACATCCGCGTGCCAGGCATGACGCCCGACCAAGTGACCCGTGCGATCATCGCAAGCGACTTGCCTTATCAGCAAGTCATCCGCGAGTTCGATTCGTGGACACACGTGGCGATCACCACAACCGACAGCGACGTGCCTAAGAAGTCGAAGCTGATCATCGACAAGGCAGGCACGCGCGCCTTCGCTTAGGGCAGCTTGTAGCGGTCACGACACGGGGCGCAGGCCCCGTCGATTAACCGCTGCGTGTGCTCTCCACACAGGTCGCACTCGCCCGCCACGCCTGGGGCCAACTGAGCGGCCTGTGCTTGACGGCGCAGGGCTTCGGCAAGGGAGCGCTCTATCTCGGGCGCAGCGCGATCTGCCTCATCCATGGGGCACCTCGATGATGGCGATCGGCACCCAACGCATGACCGTCTGGTCGTAGATCATGGGTTGCAAAATGGGGTGAGCGATCATCACCTCGTTCTCGGGCGTCAGGCCCATCGTCGTTTGCTCGTCATAGCCAAACGGCAAGTCGGTTACGTACTGCGCTTTCATGCTTTCTCCCCATATTGCTTTTCCATTTCGATCAACAGATCGACTTCGTGCTTGATCTTCTCGAGATCTTCAAACCGGTTGGCTGCGCTCTTGTCGCGCCAGCGCGTGATGCGCTTGACGATGCAGCCCTCAAGGAATGTCAAGTTGTTTGCGGTGATGTATTCCACGGGCTGAATGCGTTTGGTTTTGTAGTGGCCACCGGCCACCTGCACGTCGAGCGCACTCTTAGCAGCCATTGCGGGTATCTGTGCGGGGTGGTCTACCGGCGTGATGGTGCCTGGCGCGACGGCGCCGTCTAGCTTTTTCAAAGGCCCGTCTGGGGTTTCCTGAATGTAGTCGCCGTGCGGCATCTTATAGAATTTTGGTGTCCAATTTGTCATTTGCTTTTTCCCTTCATGTAGTCTAGCAATAGGTCTTGCACTTCGCGCTTGGTCTCGCGCCGTGCCATCACTAGCTCGTCGACAGTGTCGCGGGCCACGATGTAGTGAATGAAGACAGGGCGCTTGTACCCTGCCTGTAATTGTCGCACCGGCCCGATGCGCTCGATGATCTGGTCGTGCTGCTCGAGATCCCACCAGTGTGAAAAGAACACGATGATGTTGCCGCCGTCTTGCAGGTTGAGCCCGTGACCAGCGCTGGCTGGGTGGGCAAACAAGATCGGGATCAGTCCTTTGTTCCAGTCGGCAATCGTCTTCGGGTCAGCGTCTAGCACGCGCCCTTTGGGGAAGGCTCTTTGCAGGCGCGCAAGGTCAGACTTAAAGTGGTAGGCCACCAGCACAGGCATGCCCGCAGCTTCGTTGATCACTGACTCGAGTGCGTCCAGCTTAGAGAAGTGCACCTCGACCCACGCGTCTTTGCCGTAGCGCTCTTGCTCTAGGTAAACCGCACCGCTGGCGAGCTGCAAACACTTGATCGACTTGCCTGCAGCGGCGAAGGCCTCAACCTCGCGACCGTCTGCCAGTTCGAAGAACATCTCTTTCTCCATGGCCTTGTACTGCGACCGTGCGCTGGGCGGCATGTCCACCTTGATGACGTTGACGATCGGCTCTTCGAGATCGAACCAGTCGGCGGGGTCAATGGTCAGGCAGATGTCGGCAAGGCGCTCTTGGATTTCGTCTTGCGCGTGATCCGCTGGCGCCCACTTGGTGAAGCGGTCGTGCTTTGTAGGGCGAAACCAGCGGCTCTGGAAGGAGCCGTAGCTCTTGCCTAAGCGCTCGCCCGCATCGAGAAACCAAGTCTGCCCCCACAGGTCGTCCAAGCCGTTTGGCGAGGGTGTGCCGGTAAGATTGATCCACCGCTCGATCTCGGCGTGCGCGTACTGCGCAAGCACCTGCGCGCGCACACCGCCTTGGCGCAGGCGAAACGACTTGAGCTTGGTGCTCTCGTCGGCCACCACCGTGGAGAAGGGCCATGGCTTTTTGTTCTTGGTGTACCACTCTGACAACCACACAAGGTTGTCGTAGTTGATCGCGTAGACAGGCGCGTCACGGCGCAGTGCAGCGTCTCGCTCCTTGGCGTCACCGGTGACCGACACCACCTCGAGCCCGCGCAGGTGATCCCACTTCTTGACCTCCTCTGGCCATGTGGTCTTGGCCACGCGCAAGGGCGCCAGCACCAGCGTCGGGCGGTCTTCGCCAACGACGTTGTGCAAGGTGTCCAAGAAGGTGAGCGTCGTTACTGTCTTGCCCATGCCCATGCCCGCCCATAGGGCGCAGCGCGGGGTGTCGACCATGTGCTGCATGCCGATGTTTTGGTAGGGCCGTGGGGTGAATGCTTTGCTCATGTTGGCCAAGGCCCTCTGATGGTTGTCAACCCCTGCGGTTTGGAGGCGGGCTCGGGTTTGGAGGTGGGCTCGGGCTTTGGCGCAGCAAGCTGGCGCTCTTTCCTTGCTTTGTGCCAGTTGGCTGTCATATTGCGGTGATACGCCGCCTTCTCTTCGGGCGTGCGCTTGAGGCGCGATGGGCGGGGGCAATCCTCTGGCACCTCGACGGCGCAGAAGACAGCAGCAAGCGGCCCTTGGCGTTGAAATTCCCAGCGGTCGATGTATACGTCAGGCATGCTCTTGAGCGATACCCGCACGCTCTTGTCCGTAGCCTTGGTGGCCACCACAATGTCGGTCACCGTCAGGCCTTCAGGCTTGGTCAACAGCAGTGCGCGGATCTCTGCGCGTAAATCTCTCTTCATGACAACAATCTTTCTACTCCCTCGAGGGAGTCAATTACGACGACGGCTTGGCCGAGCCTGCGCATGCGTTCGTGCTCGCGCAGTTGGTAGTCTTCCGCCGGTACGCCCGGCGCCTTGAGCTCGACCCAGACGGTTGGCATCGCGGGGAGAAAACCCGCACTGCGCGGCAGCATCACCAAGCGGTCGGGCGCACCACGGCGACCGACCCACTCAACCTTGCGCACTTCCCCGCCCAGCTCTTTGACGCGCTTGGTGAGGTGGCGCTCAATGTCGCGCTCTCTCATGCCTTGCTCTCTTTCACTTGCTTCCACCACGCACGCACGGTGCTTGGTTTGAAATAGGTGATGGTCGTGGCGTTGCGCTTTGCAACCATCTCGTGCTTGGGCCCGTTGTGGTGGCGCATATACCGCAGCATCGACTGCATGGACATACCCAACTCCTCGGCCATCTCGGCGGCGGTGAGCAATGGTTCGCGTTGCTGCTTGCGCTTTGGAAAGGTGCCGACGCTACTCATCGCGTGCCCTCCCATGCCAGCAACACCATGGTGGTGAACGCCGCAATGGCGCACACGATGGCAACGATCTTGTCGATTTTGTCCATGCGCGTAGCATCTTCGTCTTCGACTGTCAACACAGCGCGAGGCCCGAAGGCCTGCTCCATGGTGCGGGGGTAGATGTAGGTGAGCGGGTCGTACATGCGGCACCTCACAGATCGTAGAGGGCAACTTTGAAGTAGCCATTCTTCACGCCAGTGGCGCGCTTGATCGCGCTGCCGTAGACCTGCGCGCTTACCTTGGTGGCGAGGTATTCGGCGACGCTCTTGTAGTTGACCGTCACGCCGTCTTTGATCTCACTCACCACGGCCTTGTAGGCGTCGCTGGTGTAGGTGCCCGCACCTACGGCGAAGAGCTGGCCTTTGATGCTCTCGGCGCGCAGCTTGAGTGCGTCCATCTCTGCGTTGATGGCTGCGAGTTCGTTGACGCAAGCGGCGGTGTCGGTGTGTGTGCTCATTTAAATCTCCTGAAGGTCGTGGTCAAAATCAACCACAACCAGATATTAGCACATGCTAATGCCAGATCAAGAATTATTTTTAGGTGTGTTGTTTTTTGGAAACACACCGTAACCCCGTGGGTGCGCCTCGTCCCAGTACCTGCGCTCGCGATCTATGGCTTCTGCCAGCAGCTCGGCCTCTTGCGTGCGGCCTTGGATGTAGGCGAGGCGCTCGCGCTCCTCGAGTGTGGCGTTGGTTGGCAACGGCATGGTTTACTCCTCTGGAAATTCGTCTAGGCTTGCGGGTTCGCGGATGCGCATGCAGTTGTGCTGCGTGCCGTCGGGGTTCTTCAGAAAATAGTTGTCGCGTCTTTGGGGAAACCACCAGAGACCGGGGGTGTGGCAATACTTGCAGGTCAGCTCGCGCGGCTTGCAGGCGGCGGCCATCTCCTCGTCGAAGTAGAAGCTGTCTGAGGGCATATCAATCTTTCCGGTAGCGGGGGGTTTCAAATCCAGCGGCAGAGAGCGGTAGGCCCTGCGCCCATGGCGGGTTGATCGACATCATGTCGGCCAGTGTCTCGTGGCTGTAGTCGTCGGTGTCGGGCGTCTCACTCAGCAGTTCGTCGTGCACTGACAGTACGATCTCGTAACCGGCATCGTCGATCGCTGGCATGTTGTAGCCGAGCACGTCGCGGGCGATGGCCTGCACGATGTTCTCCACCAGCTTGCCGCCGTAGGTCTTGATGCGGCCCCAGCGTCGGGTGTACTGGTTCACACCCATGTAGGTGATCTGGTCGCCCTCTTCCACGCGCGGCTGCAGGTAGCAAAGGTAGCGCCCAGACGGCAGCTTGATGCGCAACCACGCACCGTCACGGCGGATCTTGAGCATGCGCACATCGAATGTCACGCCAGGGTTGGCGATGGCCGAGCGCACTGCGTCGCCGGTGTCTTTCCACAGCGACTTGGTTTGTGGGTGAGCAGCGCGCCAAGACGCTTTGAGCACCTCACAAGCGACGTAAATGTTCTTGGGTAGGCCAAGGGTGCGGCGCTTCTTTACGGCCCATTCGTAGATGTTGTAGGCCTGCGCCAGCGACTCTTTAGGGGCGGTGGTGTGCACCGCATCGGCGAGCTCGTCCAGATCCATTTGGTACACCGCAGCGAAGGTCAAGAAGGCAGCGACGCCGCCCTCGTAGCCAAGGCCCAGCTCCATCACCTTACCGATCTGGCGCTTCTGCCCGACCGCATCCTTCGGGTCGATGTTGAACGAGCGGCCGTAGGCCACCTTGTACAAGTCTTCACCCACGCCAGCGTCGAAGTCAGCAAACGCCTTGAGCTTCCAGTCTTCGC